AGCATTCTCGGAGAATACCTCGACCCCATTCATTTTGAAGGATGCGTTACTCATACTACGTTTAGCGTTCCAGTTACGTTAATTGTGCCTGTAAAATCTGCGACACCATGTGCTACCGTCAGGTATCCATAAACATTTGTTGTTCCTGCCAATTCTGTGTCGCCAAAGAAAGCTACATTCTGTCCTGTTGGAACCGTCACATCGTCTGAGACTGTACTGTAGTGCGATACCCGATCATGTGACACCAAAACTGCACTCCGACTAACTACGGTTACCACATCTCCATTTGCTAGCGCACTGGCAAAAGTAATGACTCCTGTTGCTGCATTGAGACTCGTAATGTCTGGGGAACCACCTGTGGTCGTAAGCTTGACTCCATTCAGAAAGACATGAGTGTTTGTAGCATTTAACGGATAAGAGAACGTGACAGTTGTTGGTGTACCGGAGATCGTAAACTCTTCAATGTACTCACCTAGTTCCGTTTGCCTTTTCGTAATATCTCTGCGTCCGGTAACGACTACAATGTCTCCATTGACTGCCGCATTGTTTAGTGTGATCGTTGCAGCATCAGAATCCAGTGTGTAGTCATCTTTACTAAGCAGAACACCATTCCTATAAAGTTCTAGAAACTCAGAGTTTGTGTTGGTAACGAATCCAGAGGTATTGAAAACCGTCTGTGTACTGGTTACCGCAAACTCCTCTCGGAATTCACTTGTATTTAAGACTGGCTGGTTGCCGATGTAGCTCATGCTGTTTCTTGTGCTGCTAGATGTGCGGTGTAGGCGTTAATAACTTCATCTGTAAAGACAGCAGAACAGACTGCTTGAACTTTAGCATCTCTAGTAGAGTAATCGTCTGTGGGTGATACAACATAGCGATGGTAAGATTGCGAAATGACTTGTCCATCTTCCAGCACTTGGCTTGCTTCTCGCACTTGAATGTGGTTGTAGGGGCCAACGATTTCTATTTTGTCGGTGATGGTTTGTTTCGTTAGTGCCATTGATTATTTCCTGTTATGCAGTTCGATAAAAAAATCCAAACGAAACGTTTCTGGCGTTTCCAGAACCAGTACCCGTTAATATCCATCTAAAATTCGATGTGTCTTGTTTTCCTGCTACTATTCCTGAGACCAGAACACTATCAGCATTGTTTTCAATCTGCGCCCCACCTCCACCAGAGGATACAGTAAAAGGCAATCCACTAAAATCAATTGTAGTCGCACTATTTGTATCGATCTGAAGGCTCACTGAAATGCAAATAATATTTCCAATTTTTGTGTAGTTGGATGACTTACCTGAAGTATTTTGATAGGTAATTGAGGGAGCAGTAGCACCTGTATATGTAGAAATGGCTGCTGTAAAAGTTCCCTCCTCATAGTCATCCAAAACCCCACCAGTAACTGTTCCAGACCCATCTGTACTAGTTCCAAAATTCACCCCTCCGCTCGGAACAACAATCTGACTGCTGTTCCCATTTATGAGTTCTGATAATTTGACTGCGGTAGTCATGCAACTTCCTGTGCGGCTAGATGTGCAGTATAAGCATCTTTGACTTCCTGCGTATGAACTGCTGCTGCCACTGCTTGCACTTTCGGATCTTTGTCGGTTGTGTCATCCAGTGGAGAGACTACATAACGGTGATAGGACTGTGAGATTATGTTACCATCTTCTAGCACTTGGATTGCTTCACGAACTTGAATGTGATTGTACTGTCCAACGATTTCAATTTTATCTGTGATGGTTTGTTTGGTTAAAGACATTGAATACCTTAGTTAGTAAAATAAAATCCTGTTATTGCATATGTTTCGTTAGCAACAGCAGTGCTGCCATCATATCGGTAGAAATCAAAAGAATTAGTCACACTTTGCAATAAACATGATAAAGATTTACCAGTAGTTCTACTGTTTCCCACAAATGCACCTCCAGTATTGTTAAATGAAAATGGTAGCGTAACGTTAACGTTCCCTCCTCCGCTAGAGACTGAAAGAACAAGGAGCATATCAATTAAAACGACACTACCCACTTTACGATATTTTGCATAAGTGACAGATGTTGTAGCTGAACCAGATGGTAATGCCACCGTTGCAGAGTAACTCCCCTCCTCGTAGTCATCCAAAATCCCACCAGTAACCGTTGTTCCTGTACCATCTGTACCTGTTCCAAAATTAACTCCTCCACTCGGCACAACGATCTGACTGCTGGAATTGATTGTGTTTGCTAGTGTTCGTGCATTACTCATAGCTAGGCCACGTTACGTTGGTTAGATTTCCTTGGTCGTCTAGTTGTGGGTCTGCGGTTGCTGGTAGATCCCGTAGGGCTTGTCGGTAGTCGATTTGTGCTTGTGTCATGACTCTGTCGGATAGTGCCATCCAATCAGTTTGTGCTAGCAAATAATTCCGTTGTTTTCGTAAATCTGACCAAGCTTTATTTGTTTTATATTCATTTAACTTTTGAGTGACTACAGATTCGACTGGTGCTACCTCATCAGTTTGTGGAAACCATTCGACTACCCCATTTTCAAACGAAAACGGGATACTAAACGATGAATAAAACTCTTGTAGATAATTCATGCAATTTTCCATACTGCAATGTTTATCGGCCTGTCAGAATTCGCTGACCAACTAGCTGTCACTCCAGTTGAGTGTATAGCAGGTCTGAAATACAAGGTAACATTCGATGCTGCTGTATAAAGATGGGTTACCATTGAACCGATTAAAATTCTGGGGTTATTTGCCGCAACGGCATCATCAACATATGCTTGCCCACCGTAGGTAAAAGTACCTTGTGAACTTGTAGTCAGTGTTGTTGTGTCATATTGAATAGCTCCATAACCAAAAGTAGTGGCATCTCTGGATTGAAAACCTCCACCAGAAATATGAATTAAGCACTTCTGACCAGACGTTAAAGTTACAGATCTGACTGTACCCCATCCATAATCGCTAGTTCGATCCCCAGAGTTTGACAGTTCTTGGTAGAAATCTACACCAATGACTACGCCAGATGGAAACGTCACACCACTGCCAATCGTACCATTATTCAACGTCACCACCCCACCACTCTCACTCAAAACAGCAGTAGTTCCATCGCTTTTTGTGATCGAATTCCCAGAGGATTTTAGTTTTGCTCCGTCCAGAGTAATTTCAGTAGCACTGACTAAACTGCTAGAGCGTTTGCTGCCGATATAGCTCATCAGGTAATCTCCAGATAGCTGAGATGTACATCTACTGCTGATGCCGAATCTGCTGTGACTGTCAGGTTTTCATTCGGCACAAGTACCAGCTTTCCACCGTCTAAAAGATTTACTGAAGATCCCACTGGAATTGGAATATTTGTGATGTAGCTTGTATAAGTAGGACTTCCGGTATCGTACTTAATTTCAACAGTTAGTGTACGAGACGCAGAAGATTTGTTTGAGGCTATCAGTCCGATGCAAACAACTTCTGTTGCAGAAGGCACATCTGACGCTAAAACATCAGTTCTTGATGTTCCTGCGGTTACTGTCTTTCGGAGGAATGCGTTTGCCATATTTTAACCTAGTGCTATTGCGAAAGGTATTGGATCAGCACCTGCTGCGCCAGTAGCGCCACGAAGATCTCCTGTGCTAAAACCTAACCCGTCGTTACTCGTAAAAGTAACAATACCTGTGCTTGAATTATAACTACCTCCAGTAAAGCCAGTACCATCTGTGCCGTCTATGCCATTGGTTCCGGCTGGGCCTGTTGCTCCTGTTGCACCTGTTGCTCCGGTAGCACCCTGTGGGCCTGTTGCTCCTGTTGCACCTGTTGCTCCGGTAGCACCCTGTGGGCCTGTTGCGCCTGTAGCCCCTCGTAAATCGCCCGTACTAAAGCCTAGTCCGTCATCACTCGTAAAAGTAACTATGCCTGTAGCGGAGTTGTAGCTTCCCCCAGTAAATCCAGTTCCGTCTACTCCAGCAGCACCAGTAGCACCCGTAGCTCCCTGTGGGCCTGTTGCGCCTGTAGCTCCCTGTGGGCCTGTTGCGCCTGTAGCTCCCTGTGGGCCTGTTGCGCCTGTAGCGCCTCTAACGTCTCCGGTACTAAAACCTAGCCCGTCATCGCTAGTAAACGTTATAACTCCAGTAGAACTATCGTAGCTCCCACCCGTGAACCCATCTCCGGTAGAACCTGTAGCTCCTTGTGGGCCTGTAGCTCCTTGTGGGCCTGTTGCGCCTGTAGCTCCTTGTGGGCCTGTAGCTCCTTGTGGGCCTGTTGCGCCTGTAGCCCCCTGTGGGCCTTGTGCTCCCTGTGGGCCTGTAGCACCTGTAGCGCCATCTACTCCATCACTTGGTTTGGCAAAGGTTACTTCGGTAGATGTACTATCTGTAAATTGAAACGTGATCCCGTAAGCAGCAGTGGGGTTTTGGGTGCTATTGCCTAGCGAAATACTACTAACTCCTCTACCTGCTGGGCCGGTAACCGAAGGGATCGTCAGGTCAAAGTTTGTAGTATTGCCTTGGTAGTCAGTAGTCGTGAAACGAGCCTGACTGTTTCCTAGGTTCGTGATGCTCGTTACCGAAGTCCCGTCATTCCCTGCGTCTCCTTGATCCCCCTTGATCCCAGCAGGTAGTGTCAGTGTCTGATGGTACGCATTGTTACCCCAGGTGACCGTAAACTGAGAACCATTCTGAACAATGCTATCAATTCCGTAGCCTCGTGGCCCCTGAGTTGCCTGAGCTACTATATGAGCCAGTGCACCGGAAACCGTAGTTGACGAGTAGGCTGTCTGATCTGTACTCGACAGAGGGATGTGACTAGCATTCAGCTCATCCGCAACGGTACTTAGGTCGTCACCGACAATTGGCCTTGAGGTGATAGTAAAAGTATTTCCTAGTGTATCTTTAAAACTAGCCATTATCTCCACCTCCAACCGACACGGATTCGTTTCCTCGATGCGCCTGAGTTTCTAGTCATTGAATTCGTAGACTCTGATTGGGTAGCATAGCGCACCATCTCTAGGAATCTCTGTCTAAAAACCCCTGATTTCTCTACGTTCCGTAATTCGTTCTCTTTCAAGTATGCCCGCTCAGCTACGCCAAAAACTAGCGCCTCCTGGTACATAGAACCAACTAGCGGAACGTCAGTATCCGCCTGAGTATTGTTGTAGGTCAACCGATCTCTTGGAGGGTCGATCACTCCGTCAAACTTAATCACGGAAGTATCTACAATTGCAGTGATAATCCCTGTGGTTGTAGAGAGAACATCGGTAGAGCTGTCGCCCGTCACATCGAATACAGGGATCTGAGAGACTAACGTAGCACTAAAGAGGTGATCGGAGGTCGTCGGAGTCGGATAGACTCGGAAGGTAGGACTTGAGTTGTGCTCGATGACGATTGCTCGGATCGGGCCTGACTGACTCTGCCAGTTTGAATCTACAATCTGACCACTGACTACTCGATTCTCGTCTAATACGCTAGAGGTAACAATCGGAATCTCAACGGAAGTATTCTCGATCCGAGCACGCTTGAGGTTCATCAGTGGCGGATTGGACGGACGATTAAAAGAAGAAGTAGCTTCTACAATCGTTACATCGGAAGTGACTATTGGAAACTCAGTAAGCCGGATGAACTCATGCTGAGCGTCATAGAGATACTGACGCAACTCCGGTGCAGTCCACCGCTTACTAGTATTAGAACTGTAACTCCCATCCTGTAGTAGAGTAGTTACTCTATCCAGAATTTGTGCTTGAGTCAGGCTCATTCTCCCCTACGTCTAGAGAGTGTTTTGTCTTTCTAGGTGCTCGTACTATTTTAGCTTTTGCTTCTGCTTGAGCTTCCATACCTGTAGCGGTATCGATAATTGTACCTTGAGCATCCTTAACAGGCATAATTACAGTAATCGGAAAACGTGGCCTCTGGTATCCTTCGGGTGGCTTGTAATACTGGGTCTGTGTGTACTCAGTAATTACACACTCTAACAACCTATTTATATGGACACCACTTACAATTCTAGCAGATCCTCTAGGAATTACTGTTGGAAACCCATTAACCGATACACTAACTGCTTCAGTCTCGTGGTGATCCCGACCCATTTCCACACGGATTACTCCGAAACCTGGGGGTACGGATTCCGGCTTGCCATCCCACTCAGGGGCAAGGTTGTGTCGGCTATTGACTGTATGATAGCGACCAGTGCCTGAGTTGTACTCACTCGAAGTCTGGTTTGGTACGTATGTATAATTCATAGCTCCACTTTAGAATCAGAGGACTACCGAAGTAGTCCTCTTAGTTATTATACGTAGCTCGTCACCTTTGTCGGGTGGACGTTCGCATCAAAGCGATAAACTACATAAGCATAGACTGCTCCGGTAGAAGCAGATCCAGCCGTGTTAATAAATGTGAATCGGATCGTTCGATCCGGTAGTGAGGCTACCGGAACCCACTTCGTTTCCATCTCATAGATTGTTTCACTGTTAGCAGCGTTAAGATCTACAGGATTTGTTGGAGTAAAGTAGTCTTCATCCGCAGCTACGCCTACACCTGCAAGGTGTCCTGCGTCTACGGTAACTACTTGGTCGAAGTCATTCTTCACAACATAGACAATCTTCTCGACAATCGATTCGGGCGGAACCGTAATGTCGAAATATTTTGTCTCGTTAGCCGTCATAGCTGTCACAGCAATGTGTTCCGTACACTGTGGGACATAGCTCATTTGCATCTTGTCAGATCGCATAGTCTTCTCCTAAGAGCTGGTAGCTAGTGCTACTAGCACTAGCTTAATAATAAAATTAGACGTTGGTACTATACGGAGCAGGAGGATTGTACCAGTTGGTTGCTGAAGTCGTTCCGGTAGTTACCTCAGGGGTAAAGGCCGAAGCAGCAGTCTCAATGGAAACCATCCAATCTTCGTTTAAGATAATAGAACCAAACATAAACGTATACCCCACCGTACCACGCTGGCCTAGAGGGTCAGTACCGCTAGGAGTAGGTCGTACTACCTTTGGTACAATGCTATCCATCCCGCCAATCGTTGCTGTCCCTACAGAGTCTCTAGCAAAGATTACAATCGGGTAAACATCTGTTTTACCATTATTAGTCAATACAGGGGTGTTTGCATGTGGAGTAGCACCAGCACCCTGAGAAGTGTCACCGTTTCGGTCAAACGGAACTGCTTGGGTAGTGGCAATAAAACGAATTCCGTTGTAGGAACCCATCTCAAAGTCCATCACATCTCCGCTAGCATACTTCTCAACTGGTACAAACCCTTCAATGTTCTCCAGGTCGTAGCGCAGATTCGGATGACAGATTGCAATGAATCCAGCACGGATCGGCTCAGTCGCTACATCAGGACTAGCAGCTAACATTTCGGTCATCTTCACGGCGTCATTGTTCTCTAGGAATCGAATAGCCTGATCGAACTCTTTACCCGTAGTAGATAAGATTCCGTTAACATTATCTCGTCTAGTTACTGCAACAGCAGGGCTAGAGTTAGATCCATCATTGGTGTAGATCACGTTAGCAGGGGAACGGAAATGCTTATAAGCTAGCATGTCCATTGTCTCGGCTGCTTGGATCGCTTGTCTGTCACTAATGATACTGATGTAAGGATCTTGTCCTAAAAGTTCCATCAAGTCTGTCACAGGCGTGTAACGTCCGTACTGACGGATAGAATGTGAAATCACTTCAGATTCTAGCGTGTCGAAATCAGGAGTTACACCCTCGCCTAGTGGGGTAGTATTGATCGGGAACTTCTTATATCTACGATGTCGAATCGTGTTGCCCTCTCCTGTACCCTTTGAATCCTTCTGAGCGAAGCGAGCAAAGGTTAAATGTTTTTGGGCAATCGGTAACATCTTTGACTGAATCGTCAAAGCATCCTCGGTGCTCAGATCTCCGTAAAGAGATCCAGCTACCGTTGTATAATTAGTAGCTGTAATAGCCATGTCTTCTCCTATGCACTTGCACTAGTTAATTTGCTCCAAAACGCTAGTTTGTCGTCCTGCGACTCCACTCGTCTTGGAGCTTGATTACGTACAGGTGGCTTTGAGGGCATGGGCCGACTAGCAGCTACTCGCCTAGGATTAACTGCCGGAGCAGGAGCTTCTTCGGGAGGGCTAGGTCGGTGCGCCTGATCAGGGTAGTCGTATAAGTAAGATCTTACTAGATCCACAAAACCTACCGGATTCTCAAAGTCCAACACTGCATTCTTACGACTCGCACTACTTAGCACCCACTGAGCAAAGTCTGGATCATCCAGATCTAGCTGAGCAGAGTTGGTAATGCCTAGTTCTTTGTTTGCTATTGCATGACGTTCGTTGAGCTTTTGCTGTACGTACTTCTCATGCTTCGCTTTGCGTACTTCTTGAAGATCTCCTTCTATCGCTTGGTTCGCTCGACCTAGCCTATGCTGGATCAAAGCGTCGATTCCTTGAAACAATTCGGGAAATGTCTCGACTTCTTCTCGAACAGTTGGTGATAGCTGATCCATAATGTCGGAAAAGATCGCATCCGCATTTGGTTCTGCAGTATTCTTACTACTCTCACTAGTAACTGGTGCTTGTTGAAGCTGAGCTACTTGTGCTTTTAACTGTTCAATACTATCAGCAAGCTGCTTATTCTCCCCTTTGAGGGTTGAAATGAACTGCTGTGAGTCTCGGAATCGCTTTACTAGTTTCGGGTCGTTAACTAGTGGATCTGGAGTCTCTGGTTCTACTTTGGGCGGAGGGTCTGGCTCCCGCTCAGGTTCGGGTTCGCTAGTTTCAGCTACCTCTTCAACTGGTGTCGCAGGAATAGGTGCACTAGCTTCTTGACCTGTGAGCTTGGCCCATAATTCATCTCGATCTAGAGGGGTTTCCTCTGTAGTTTCCTCCGGCTGAACCGGATTCTGGTCTGTTTTAGTAGCCATAAGGTCTACTTAGCTCCGTTTGGTGTGACGTTCGGGGTAATCTAGCAGTTCTTTGAACGCTTGGATCTTCCCAACCCGTAAATTGTGGTCAGATAGCTGCTCCGGTGTCACCGGATGGGCTAATCTGTCCAGTTCTTGCTGCATTCGTAGCCTCAAATACCCGCTCAGGTGCTGCCACAGTCTGCTTTGAGCGAGGATTTGCAGCTCTTCCGGTGACAGGGGGTGATCCTGCCATTGGTAGTTGTTCGGGTGCTCCACTCATCCCTTCCATTTGCTGACTTTGTAGTAATCTTTGGCGAACTTGCGCCATTTCTTCCTTAATTAGCACGCTCAAGTCGCTAAAATCGCTAGGCTGACCTGGATCTACGCCCATTTCTAGCATTTTTAGCACTTTCTGGATTTCTAGATCCCGTCTCTGCTCTCCAATGGAGAGTCTTTCGTCTAAGCTAGCTTTCAATTTGACCTGCTGCTGCTCGATTTGAGCTTCTAGACCCTTGACTTTCGCCTCCATTTCTAGTTTTTGCTGCATAGCAGCCTGTTGCTGCTGCTGATCTCGCTGTAAATCCTCTGCAGTTTTTAACATTTCGTCAGGATCTAGCGAAAATGCACGTAACATCGGCTTGGCAAAACGATCAATCTTCATCAAGTTGACTAGTGCCGGAACATTCATCACGATTTGCAGGAATTGCAACATCTGCTGGTTATGAATCTCCTCTGCTACAAACCTCTCATAGCCTGTACAGATCGCTTCGGCATCACAATGCAGGTTTGGATCGTCGCTATCGACTAGTATCCAGCGGTATATCCCATCAATAGATCCTTGAAGTATCCGAGAAATGCTCTGAATGACAGAAGCTGTCTGCTTCTGGGAATTTGTATTGAGCAGGGACATCCCTGTGGCTGTTTTAGTCTGATAGCTAGCAGACTGACCTATCCCGATTGGGCTTTGACCACTAGAAAGATTGGCCTCTTTTTGCAGAAAGTTCATCATGTCCATCAAACCATGCGTCACATCCGGTATTACAATAGAACGGAAAGCACTATTAATGTCTGTACCTGGCAAGAAAGTGATCGGTTTCCCAGGTTCTAGGTTCTGGAGGTCAACTTCATGTCCGATTTGCGAAGGATCTACGGCTAGTAGCGGCATAGAAGAGATCTGTTTGCCTTCCACATACATAGCCATTGTAAAGTTTAGTAGGCTTTGAATGTCCCTAATAGACCAGAAGATCCCATCACCCCAAATACTGTGTGGAACTTGCTGCCAGTAGCCAAAATGATACGGTAGCATCCCATCGTAAGGGCTGATTGTAGCTTTGACTGTACGATCTCCTAGTACATATACACATACCGGAATGATCGTGAGGTCGCCAAAGTCAGACTTGTCAATAAATCCTTCCAGATCGTCTGCATCCAGAGTTCCCCAAAATTCTAAAAGCTCGTACTCCTTCTCCTCTTCCCCACCTGTTGTCTCCTGATGCGGATTGAGAGGCTGAGCAACCTCTGTTGTTTTGGTAAATACTCTGCGACCTAGTACATCGGAGATAGCATCCTGATCAAAACCTGTGTCTAGCGTAAGTAGCTGACGAACTTGTACGGAAGATAGTTGCTTGCGTTCAATAATATAGCTAACGTCGTTAATATTCTCCGCTTCTGGAGAGGGATAGATATCAAAAATAGAGACGAATTTTGCAGAGGGAACTAGTTCTTCCTCGATTGCTGATTCGATTCGCTGTAGACGATTAGCGTATTTACCTTTATATACTGGGTAGTTTCGATGTTGTAGTACTGGGGACTTCATGACCCCAGTCCCGTGTAGTATCAGCTCGTGAATACTCTTCGAGATCTCAGAAGTAAATTGGGTCTTGTCTAGTATATCTCGAATTCTATCTTCTATATTGTGTGCACGGTCTTCTAGAATTTCATCAATCGGTAGTTCTTTGCGGAGTTCAGCCAGATAAGTCTGCCTCTCCCTGTCCGTCATCTCAGCCATTCCCTCTGCAAACTGATGAATATCGCTAGGAATAAAGCGTGGGTATCGGGTCGGCTGGATAGTAAAAGGGATCTCGCCATTGCGGAATAGCATAGCGTTGATCTTGATGTGAGCAGAGGAAACCTCTCGTCGAGTAATCTGCATAAACGGCGGACGGTTCGGTGCACTATCCGTATCATAGGGCGTACTATCGAATTTTCCGTTAAACGCATCTTCTCCCGGTAACCATCGATCCGCCTCTATATTCTTGCGATAAGTACTAGCCGACTCAAACTTCTCTCGTACTAGCGTAGCAAGAGTATCACTGCGGGTTAGTGACTCGTCCACACTGGGTTCTGTGTTTTCGTCGTAGGGATTGTATGCCATAGTTAACTAGGAGCTACGTGCCTAAATAGGTTTCTTCTAGTACTAGTAGTGAGAGGAGATGTTTCAAAGCTATGTCGGTACGGGTGCTTCACTACTCCCCAGGCTGCTAGTGCGAGTGCCATCACACAGTCATCGTGACTTCCATGATTTGCTGCCTCTTTTCCATTTGCTAGTATAACAAAAGTCATCAACTCGTCAACTATTCTAGGTGAGTGAACTAGTAGCTCTTCAGTACGTAATAGCTCACGTAGTACATCTATTAGTTGTGGCCTAGTACGAATCGTTGTCAGGAAGCCTACTCGTTTTGTACGTTTAGCTGTTTTCTCGTCCTGCTTGATCTCGTTATATAATTGAGTGTAGTGATGCTTATCGAGCAATGCTCTCAATGTTACTAGTCCGTGGTTGTTTCGTTCTACTACTAACATAGCTTCATTATAGTATTGTGCTAGTGTTGTCAACTTCCAACCTAATAAATCAGGGTCAGTCTTTGTTCGCAGTAGGGCTACCTGCTCCATGCTATGAGCATCTAGTACTGTTGCTACTGACCAGTCTGTGTCCCGATCATTTATTTCTATCCCTTCGGAAACATCAACACCGATCCGGTAAGCTACTCCAGAAGTGGGTGGTCTGAAGACCTCAAGCTCCCCGAATTTATCCGGTTCCATTTTATAAATATAACTACCAGCCTCTGTGTAACGATTGACTTCTAGGTTATAGCGTTCCGGCTCACGCTCTAATTCTACTCTTTGGCGTATTCTTTCTAACAGATTTCGGTCAAACACCATCCTACCGCTGGCAAGGAAAGCTTCTCTAGCACTGGTAGGGTAATCTTGGTGAAAGTCTTCTAGCCTACCTTGACAATTGATATCGATAGCCTGTCTGCGCCAGTACAAGTTTTCTAGAGTTACTTTGAAACTGAAGTGACCTTCGTCTCCTAGGTCGTAGACAATCGTCTCATCAAGTAAACGTACTTCCTCTTCTCCTCCGTACCTGGGATCTTTGCCAAGCGATTCAACAAACTCTTCTTTTGCCGCTTTATTAGGAAACTTTTTCGAGTAGCTTTCAAAAACAAACCACGGGAAGAAATCCGCTTCGTATCCTGTGCTAGTGCTGTCATGGGCGTCCCAAAACATCTGATAAAAGAAACCGCCTACCCCTCGTGCAGTAGACTCAAAGATCACTTCCGTATTATCCGCTATTGCTACGTTTTTCAATAGTGCACTAGCATAATCTTTTGCGCTATTACCCCACCGAGACACTTCGGAGCAGTGGAGGTAGGAGATTTGATCTCCGACGATCTCTGAGCCTCCTGCTGTACCTAGTCGGAATCTAGTATTCAATTGCTCCCAGTGTAGCTCTCGTCTGCCGCTATACCCCACTTTAGGTTTGAGAGCAGACGGGTGGTTCCGCTCCATCGTCCTTACCATATTAAATAGGGTCAGATTTGTTTCATCATCGTGCGCTACAATTGCGATTCTTTTCTGCTTAGCAAAAGTGCTAGCTCGATAGTATCTTGCGAGGCAGTAAGTGGAGAGTCCACTTCGTCGTGGTTTGAGTACTACTCGACGTACAAAGCCTGTCCGTTTTAACTGCTCTTGGCACTTATGATGTAGTATTTTTTGTACGTTATTTAGCTCAAAAGGTATCAATTGACCTGAGCCAAAAGCCTCTATTTTAATAATAGTTTTATAGTAGAAAAGAGGATCATCTTTTAATTTCTGTATAAACTTTTGATAGTCTGCTTCTTTTGCCATAGGAGTCCCAAAAAAGTTACCGTACCCCGTGTAATATCAGAAAGTTATCAGCCTAACCTAAACGTGTGTGAAAATCTACTAGGGGAGGTAATAATATAATAGTACGTATGCGTGTGTGCCCCCAGGGGTATGCTAGGTAGGGAAAGCCCTAGCAGACCAGCAGCCCTAGCAGAACTAGTCCCTTTAGGGACTAACGGAAACAAACTTGACACTTTTCGTTGGTTGGCGGATAATAGTGGCAGATCGAGCAGGTCGGCTTGATCACGGCTAGTAACTAGTACTAGTCGCACTACCTACACGCCATTACTATGAGGTACTTATGGCTGCTAAGAAAACCACCGCTACGTCACCAGCTCAGCAAATTCTCGCCAACCCTAACGCCCTCGCTATGATAGAGGCGCTACTAGCGCAGCAGGGCAAGGTAGCTGCTCCGGCTGGTAAGACCGTGATAGCTACGCTGGAGGATAGGGGAGCTACGGCAGAAATCATCGCAGATCGGCCCCTAGAGGCCGATGAGCAGGGAGCTTTCGACCTAGCTATGGCGCACGGTAAGACTACCACCTGGGCGCTTAACGGCCTCCAGCTCACTAGGCTGATGAGCTACGAGGTCAAGCGTAGCGACGGGACTACCGTACGCTACGAGCGGATGGGTGGGAAGATGGGTAGGTTCTTCAAGAACATGTCCAAGTAACCACGCCTACTAGCTAGTGGGAGTCTCACGACTCCTGCTAGCTTTTTTTTATTCACGTGGCTACTACTAGGCGATTAGGTGAAACCTAGCTCAAAGTTTTAGCCTCTTACGTAAACGATTAAGCGAATTTGGAGCGATTATGTCCTACGGTTTAGGCTATGTAGAGGGTACTACCCTAGTGATGACAGACCACGATTTCTGCTCGTTGTGGCGTAGGTTTAGCCTTGAGCGGCCTACCCATACTACTAGCATACTTCACCCAACTAAGGAGTTGCGTGGAGTAGATAACCCTACGTGGGTGCAGCTAGCACCCAAGGACGGATGGGAGCCAGTTAAGATCGAGCTAGGTAGAAACTACCGAGCTAACGATGACGGACGGCTAGCCATCCACGATCAGCTACAGATAACTGGCACTGAACAGTATATGTAGCATAACCGTGCGGCTTTACTAGTGAGAGTCGCACTAGCATAGAGGTTAGTATGTTGAAGGATAGATACATCACCTACAGTACTGGCGATATACGGTTAGCAGCCGAAGTCGCTAGTCAGCAAGAGACCGTGAACTGCTCAGCTACCTACCGTGATGATGAGGAAACAGGTAGGGATACAGGCTGGGTACGGTGGACGTGTACTAGCAAGCGAGAGGCGTTGAGCCTTGTTAGGTACAAGCTACGAGACCGAGAAGTCTGGGAGCGACCTTGGGAGTACGAGTACTTAGGTACGACTAAGTTCGTACGTAAGAACTGGACTGATCCGGCTACGGGCTACCCCGTGGCTAACATTAACCTTGTTACTGCACGTAATGCTAACCTGAGAAGGTCAGGCTATACAGTAGCAATTCATATAGGGGAATATGCCTAAGAAAATTCGCATCGATCATCGTCGCAAGACAGTAGGCAACGCAGCTAGTATGAAAAGCTGGCTACGTACGGCTAAGGTAGTAGACACCGACCGAGACAGGTCAGGTAAGATACACTCTGCTATCTACGAGGTGGAGATGGGTAGACTGAGGCTGGACAAGGACGTTACCTTACCAAGTGATTTGGTAGGTAATGCTAGGTCTGGCCCTGTTGACCAGTTAACGTGGGTAGATCCTAACTACAGGTTCTACCGCTAATCAATAACTGTGCGATTCTCCTAGCGAGAGTCGCACTACATAGGAGCAGAGTATGAGATGGTTTGATCCACGAACATGGTGGCATTTGCTAGCAGATATGAAAAATCTACCGTGGGATATGCCGAATGATTGGTACTGGTTGTCCCACCCTGACTACGATGACGAGTTTATATCTGCGCCATTAGATAGCCAGTTCTCCCTGATAGAAAACCACGCTAGCTTTAACGAGGAGGAATACCTCTATCGAGACCGTCAAGCTAGCCTTTGGTTTATGGGCATGGAGCTAGAGGAGCACGTAATAGATAACGACAAGTACCTCGATTGGCTATTCGGAGGTGAGGCGGACGATGTACTAGAGCCACCTACAGAGGTGACAGTCGTATACGTACAGAACTAGCAACCAAGCGGCCCCTAGGGGTCGCATACATAGGAGCAGAGTATGACTAACTACTTAAACATAGAAGTAACTGACACCTACCAAGACCGATGGTCTGGTAACTACTGCTGGGTAGAGCGCAAGCAGGTCGAGCTACCTCCTAACGTACGAAGCCAGCACAGCATCGTCAGGCTAGCGAAGAAAGCGATAGGCTGGACGGGTATGCGGTGTGACGTAGTTAACTACGGTGACGAGTACCACATCGTACCTGTTAATGCGGCTATGATTGCCTACGTTCAATTCGGTTTCAGCTTTGAGCCAATCAACTGTGATTGCGAGTAGTTTAGTGCCGCTCGTTTAGTGCCACTCAGTCCTCACTCATCAGCTTATCTAGCTGATCCTCAAACGAGATGACTTCCTTGATAGAGTTACCATGCTTATTAAGGGAGTCAGCCATCCTAGCTACCAAAGCAGTGTCGCCTACTGATACACCATGCTTAGCTAAGTCTAATTGTATCTGACGTACATCGGATAAACTCCACTGCTGTGCCTTTAGGGTTAGCTGCTCGGCACTGACCCTTTCAAATAGCTTTAACTTATCGAATAAGGAGTTCAGCGCATGGATAGCCCCTCTAGTATCGTTCTCTTCGTCAGCTTTGTCGTACTGTTTTCGATACTGTTCCGCCGCCCATAACGTATCCATCTCTTGTAAAAGCTCTTGTCTACGTTGGGTAACTCGATTGATTAACTCTTTTTTGCTCTCTTCTAACTTGCTAATATTACTAGGCATTTCTAAAGTATTAGAGGTGGGAAGAAAATTTATTTTACGTCGTGACTCTAACATAAGGAATAGTATGTATAGATTACAGTGTATTGAAAAGACTTACAACAATAGAGCTACTGAATTAGGTAGTGAACTGTTAGGTGAGGACTGTATCGTAGATAAAGTAACTAAGTCAATAGACTATTTAGTAACAGTAGCTGCTAAGCTATGTAAGAAGTACCATATAGATTCTACTTTTAAAACAGATGGCAGTGGATACTTATTCAATTTAAATACGATTAACTATGGCCCACTATGTATAGAAAAGTTTTATAGTCTAATCATAACTAAGGATGATAAACCCTTGGATACTTATGCCAATCAAAACCTTAACTTTAAAATACTGAAAAGATCTGGTGTCCAACCAGTTGGAAGGAAGTTCCAGAAACTCCTCGCCAGACCAGCAACCATCAGGGATGAAAGAAAAAAGTCTTGACAGTTTTTTGTGATCATGTTGTAATGGTCGAGTCGTTTGACAGAAATTTATTCTGTTTAAACATTAAGTAATACTACTCTCACTAGGAGTTGATATGGAATTCAAGGACTACCAAGTAGCAGTAGAAAAGTACCTAAAGATTGTCGGTGAAGATGCCGAGTACATCAGCAAACGCCTAGCGTGGCAGATATATAAGCTGGTTGAGCCACGGTTTAGTGAGCTTGACTACGCATTAGATGTACGAGTAACAGACTCCATCGTAGATGAGTTTGCCAAGAAAGATCCTAACTACGATTGGTCTTTCCCGAACGAGCGAAAGGGTGACCTGTACCCTATATTACATCAGGGATTAGTAGGCTCGGCTTACTATTCTAGTAGTGCGAGTAGCACTCCTAGTGTGTGTCTTGCGTATTACCTTCTGCCTCGTACTTCGACAGGCTGGTACATACTGAAGCGCACAATCTACCAGGACTATGTTATCAAGGAGCAAGATGGATTGGCAACAGATACGGGACGAGTCGAAGGTAGTAGATCTGCGGCCTGAGCAGATCGAGACGGAACATGAGTTACCGTTCCCTGTTTATGTAAACGGGGAGATGGTATCGAGAGAGTATAGCAACGCTTACACCGGACAGTCCGTGCTACTCAATCCTGAGTGTGCTGCTGTCTACGAGGTGACGATGGCGTGCTATAACCTAGCAATGGCTGAAGCACGAGATGATCCTAGTCATTGGGGCTATGAGTACTACCGAAGAGGTGTTAAATGGATGCAGGAGTACTATATAGCTGAGTATATGGTACTCCTCGACTGACTTACGGGGGGCAGAAAGCAGCCAGCAATAGCAGTTTTCGTAATTTTCCTGCTAGCTGGTAAGGGATGTTGAGACCCAGTGCTAAGCAATACGAGTGGTGTAGTGATACCAGCAACCTCTATGGGATTCACTACTCTGGAAACACTCTACGCTGCTGCCCTCCCCTCCTACTATTTTTACTAACTTAATTTAATAGGAATTATTATGGATCAGACTCCTAACTACAATCTTATGTCCTGCATGGCTCTGAAAAAGATTATTTCTCAGAGAAAACTATTCACCCCGCTTACTTATCTTCAACGGATACGTAAGGAGGAGTGCATCGAGATGTTAGAGCAAGCGGATCGAGGGGAGCAGGTAGTCATACCTCAACGGTTGATTGAAGAGTACCGCAAGATACGAGAGCAGCCACCGAGACCTGCTACCGAAGAGGTAACCGAGGAAGAGGGTGGATTAGATGGTGAGGCGCTACTCGCTGAGATACTAGCTGGTAGTGGTACTCAGGAGGGTACGCAAGAGGAGGTCGATGGGGAGTTCGATGCGGAAGCTGAGCTTGCTGATATCTTTGGGATGGCTAAGCCCGAAGCGGTAGAAGCAGGTGAGTATACACCAGCACCGGAAGACGTAGAAGAAGACGACCTCCCCTACATACCTGTCGAGGCTACTACGGAAGCCGAGGATGACGAGACTCCAGCACCTAGTGAAGAGGAGTTGGCTAAGGCTAAGCAGGGTCAGCAGACTCTCAATGATATCTTTACTACGATTCTCAATAGCATTCAGCAAGTATCCGATAGAGTAGACACACTGGAAGCTAAGCCTGGTGTAGATACCGATGAGCTAGAAGCTAAGTTTGAGAAGGTAATGGAGAAGATGAAGGGTGCAGGTGGTGGTGGTGTTAAGCCACTAGTAATCGAGCAGCCGGACATCCCACCCGTAACTATTAAGACTCCTCATGCTAAGTTTCCTGAGTTGTTAAAGCTAGTCAATGCCAAGGTCAACTGTTATCTGGTTGGCCCAGCAGGTAGCGGCAAGACTCAGGCTGCTGCTCAGGTAGCACGTAGCTTATTCCCTGGGGAGAAGGGTAAGTTTGGAGCAATATCTCTGTGTAGACAAACATCGAAGGGTGACCTCCTAGGGTACAAGGATGTCAATGGTGTCTATCAGGAGTCGGAACTCGTCCGTATTTTCACCAATGGCGGAGTGTTCTTGTTCGATGAGGTAGATCAAGCTACCGATAGTATCATGAAGTTGTGTAACATGGCTATCGGCAACGGTGCTATTGCTACACAAGACGGACTAAAGCAGAGGCATCCAAAGTTCTACTGTATAGCTGCTGCCAATACATATGGGACAGGAGCTGATAGGATGTACTGTGGAGCAAATCAGTTGGATGCTAGTACCTTGAACCGATTCTGCTTCATCGAGTGGCCTTACGATCACGAGTTAGAAAACCAGATGATTGGTGTAGCTCAGCCTGATTCGCAGAAGTGTCCGCTCAAGAACGTTCCGTCACCTGCTCAGTGGCTACACGTAGTGCGAGTAGCACGAGCTAATATTCAGAAGAACCGTATGAGGATGGTCGTCTCTCCTCGTACTAGCTTGATGGGGGTACATGCTATCAGTGCAGGTAGCTCATTGGAAAACATGCTGGAGGGTTTCATCTATCAGGGTGCGGCTGAAGATAAGAAGAAGGTGGTCTTCGATCCAGCACGTGACTTTGCTGCTTAGCCGCAAGGCTAAGTGGTGGCTTACTAAACACAAATTAAGGAGTAGCTATGACACCGAAGCCAAGAGATTGGGATGACGTAGTACGTAGGCGAACAGCGAAGAGTGAGGAGGCATACCAGCGCAAGATGGATGCAGTGTTTAAAGCGTTAGGGATTGACCCGACAAAAAGTACTCCGATGAAAGAACTCAAGCTATTCACTGATCCGCCAGAGGTTCTAACGGATAAGGAGATCAAGGCATTGATCATAACAGGGCAAGCGAGCCAAGTATACGATGAGTACTATGAAGCCAAAATGAAGGAGAAGATATGAATAAATACCGATGTGTACTCCAGTGTACGTTCAAAGATCGAAGAGAAGGCGTGCCACTAATGGATGCGAAAGTGGAGGCGACAGTAACTATACACGGACACGATGAAGATGAAGTGAAATCGCTATTAGTTAGGGATGTTGCTTTCTATTTTCCTGAGTTAGCGGGCGAAACGTTACTTAATCCGGTAGTAACTTCAGTCACGAAAATAGAGGAGCAAGTATGAACGTATTTTATGTAGACCATGACCCGGCACAGGCTGCTCGTGACCTGTGTGATAAGCACATACCCAAGATGCTAGTCGAGACATGCCAGATGCTATCGACAGCTCATCGAGTATACCAACCAGACAAGGAGCACACCCAACGGTTATACAAGGCTGCCTACATGAACCACCCATGCAGTGTGTGGGTACGGGAAGCTAAGGACAACTACTACTGGGCGTACTTCCATGCTGTCGAATTGAACAAGGAGTTCACCCGTAGGTACGGAGGTACTCATGCTTCCGCTAGATTACTCGATGCACTAGCCGAGGTTCCCTTTGATCGAGAAGGTAGTACTCCGCCAGCATTGGCTATGCTGGATGGCATCAAGGCACTGACCTCTGACCCAGTGGAAGCCTACCGTCTGTACTACGTAATTGCTAAGCACAAGATAGCAAAGTGGAAGATGACAAAGCCACCAACGTGGTACGTAGAACTACACAATTATTTTATAGGAGGCGAATGACGAAGATTATCTACGAAGGGTATCCGGCTGAAGGTATCTATGTGCAGCAGGGTACTCAGCATCTGGTAGTTAAGGCTGAGACTACAATGGATTGGCTGAACTTCACTAGGAAACCAGGCTACCAACCTGTCGAGGATAAGAACAACTGGCTACACGGAGAGGATCATGGGCAGAACTCCTCGGCAGAGATGGGCTACGACGGGGACGCTTGGTATGGTACAGAAGACTACGACGCATGGATGGGGTTACTAGATAATGGCTGGGCTGAAGGTGCTGACCTAGCTGCCAAGCTAGCAGATGAAGTAGCTCCTTACATACAGGGTATGAAGATCGTAGACGAGCCGAAGCGGGACTACGAGGGCGACGAAGTAGACATAGATATGTACTTAGAGGGTGACCCTGAGTGCATGATTAACTATGAAGAAGCAAAGGTACACGGCAAGGCTAAGTTCCTGACAGTAGCTATAGATATCGGAGCGCTGTGTGATGTCAGGAAGGAGGCAATGATGTGGCGAGGGATCATAGCAGCAGCTCTAGTAGATACACTAGAGTCCAACGGGTTCCGGCTAGAGATCTTTGGCTACAGTTATGACCGAGGTAGGCGAGCGAGAGGTGCAGCATTTCATCGGGATAATTTAATTATCCTACCTGTCAAGAATGAGGATCAGCATATGGAGTTGGAGCGGCTAGCTTCCTTGATTGGACATAGCTCTTCATTCCGTAGGGGGATCTTCAGTGGCTTCGAGAAGTACCCTAAGCATATCTTTCAAGATTATCTAACCTTGTTTGGCTACGGTGCTAGTCAAAGCGGATGGCCTACTCACTTCCCTGCGGATGTATTCATTGGTAAGGAGTGCTTGGCCCATGATGCTAAGAGTGCAGTTCAAACCTTCCGGCAAAAGCTCAGTGAGCTACCGGATTTTTATGAGTACCTACAAGAAGAGCGAGGTGAGCTATGACCCATCAGGAAAAGATAACTGCGGATGCTATGGTTGTTCGGCTTAACTACGATCAGTCTAGCCCGTTCTACAAAATGACGGATATGAGGGAGTTCTGGAGTAAGCCCATCGAATACAAAGCACAAGTAGCTGAGTTATTGCCTAGCGAAATCGTTACTCATATAGAAAACCTCTATGCGAAAGGTGAGCTATGACATTAGATACACAACTAAAAAAGTTCTGGCGTTTTGGTGTACTCGATCTCGACCCAAAGGTGGGTAAGTACTTAACGTGGGCTACTTGGGAAAAAGTACCTGAGTCTTACCGGAAAGATTTCCAGAAGCTGATTGATAGTGCGAGGACGGATTGCTGTAGCGCTAGTAAGTGGATCAACGGTAAAAATTACTCATTGCATAGGATGGGTGACATCAGGGAAGCAATGGATCTGCAACCTTTGACTAAGAATGGTGAGATGATTATGTATATTTTTCGGGACGTATGGAGAGGAGTTCACCCGTCTAGCATGTTGGGTAGGTGGACAGAACCTATCGAAACAAGGCCAGCAGTGCAACCGACTCCTGTAGTAAAGGCGAAACCAAAGGCTAGACGCAAAAAGAAAGAGGATACCGTGCAGGTAGCAGAAATGATCTCTGATTTTGCTGATTTACTATAGGGGTGTTGTATGCAAGTTAATAAGGTTAGAATCCGAATACCTAGCGAAGTCATTAAGCAAAAGGTAGACAAGCAGATCGAAGTGAAGATGGTAGAAGATGCTTGCGATATGGAGTTTGAGTATCGGCTACCGATCTCCAGTTTCCACAAGCTAGTCAATGACCACGAGGCGGACGATGATTCGGAGATGCTGGTTCGTAAGCTATCCCATGACGAGATCGAGCTGCTCTCCCGTATGCTAGAGATGTTACCCCTGGTAAGTGAGGATCGTTTTGCTGCGTTCCAGACTAGGGAGCACATCTACCAGATCGTACTGGAGCGCAAGGATTTGGAGTGGATGTATGAGTACATCAAGGCTCAGAAACAACTGGAAGAATCCGAAATGTATAACTAAAGGAGCAGGTATGAGTGAGAAAGTTATTAAGTTCCACCCAAAGATTCACAAGAAAGGGGAGCTACCTGATAAAATAGTACCTGATGGTAGCGAACCTTCCGGTGGTGACCCGTTTCACTTGCCGATATCAGATACTGAGTACTTGTATGGGTATACTCAGGTGATTGACTCCCAACTGCACATCTACGTGGAAACATTTCACGGGTACGAGCCGATCATTACGGTAGGTGTGGTCGATAATAGTCTATGTACTACCACTCACGCTTTAGTTTACGGGATGCCTGAGCCGCAGACAATTACTAGACACCTGTTTACTAACTACAAGGAGAGCAAGAAATGATTTTATCCGATACCCAACTAGGACAGTTCGTATTAAATGACGGAGTACAAGGGAATGTAGGGGTGTTCCACCCGACACCTCCTTACGTGCCACACATCGGCCCTGCGTCTATCGACCTGACGTTGCATGAGAAGGTTCAGTTTATCAAGCCCAACCCCGTAGTCCAGTACCAGCGAAGGCCGCAGCCTCAGTACAAGACAGTAAAGCTGGTAGATTCTAGCGAAGATGATAGGCTAGTCTACCTCGAACCTGGAGAGTTTTGCCTAGCGAGTACCCACGAAAAGATAGATCTCAGCAATGAGTATGCAGGGTTTATCGTAGGACGTTCTAGTTGGGGGCGACTTGGGTTGCAGGTAGAAAATGCTGGGTTTATAGATCCAGGGTTTATGGGTAGGGTAACGTTAGAGTTGATTAACTTTGCGCCTTACCCAATCCCCTTGATACCCAATACTCGTATCTGCCAACTAGTACTATTCTCATTAGATAAACCTGCGGTGCAAGGATATATCGGGAAGTACCAAGGGCAAATGGCAGCTACGGTTTCTAGGATTAGTGAGGAGTTATGACGACGAACCCCTTTGTAAACAGGGTAGAGCGGGATACGAACCCTGCGTTCTATGCTGTATTGAATAGTGGTGGCGTACTATGCCGTAGTTGTGTGATCGGTGAACAGCATCTAATATTAGAAGCTACTGAAAACTATTTACAATCAGGGTGGGATCAGAGTGGGTATTTTGTTCTGAATATAGAAGAGAATACCGAGGACTATAGCCTACGTTGCAGTCATTGCAGTGATCTTATCCCCCGAAATAAGGGGTGGCAGAAAGGGTGACACTTCTCCGATGGGTGACACTTCTTTTCCAAGCTCAGTCTAACGTTCAGTGTCTTGGCTTTTGTTGTCGTCTGTTTTTGTAACGTTGTTGTCACGAGATGTGTCACCTTTTCGAGATCTGTCATCGAAGTGTCACCCCTTCCAGCCCAGTGTTTCTCTGGCCTTGAGGGAAAAAGGTGACAGATGACAGATCTTTCCAGAAACTCTTCATGCAACTTGAAAGAATATATTCTGTTTCAAAGGTTATATAGAAACCTTTCCCGCAGAAGTGTCACCTGTCACCGACCCCCCATTTCTGCAATGAAGTGTATTTGTACTGTTGACTTATTCCGTCAAGAGAATGTATTATATGTGTACTTTATCTTTCCTCGTGTAATCGTCTACAACTCCTAGTTTTATTCTCACTACTGCGATGCTTAGCTTTACGTTGGGGTTCCCCCCATCTTTGAATAGTTATTATAAAAAATATAACAATCGAATAATAATATCCAAAGCAGGGAAAGACTACCAAGAACAAGTAAAGTTACTAGCAATGGGTAGGCCAATGTCTTTTGTATCAAAAGACAGATTGCGTATGGATATGCTGGTCTACCCTCCCGACTTACGTCATCGTGACCTAGATAATTTACTTAAATGCACCGCTGATTCTTTACAGAACGCAGGGGTATTCCCCAATGATAGCCAATTAGATTGCCTCCATGTCGTACGTTGTAAGAAAGACAAACATAATCCTAGAGTCGAGGTGACCCTATCCTTATTCGAGATGGAGGATGTACTTTGCAGCTAGACACCATACTGGTTCGAGTACTTACAAAGTATCGTGAGCGAGCTACCAAAGGACAGGAAAAATACGGAACAACTCTAGATAGAACAGACCTAACAGCCCAACAGTGGCTCCTCCACCTGCAAGAAGAGCTAATGGATGCCACCCTATACTGCGAGAAATTGATGAGTCCTAGTGAAAACCTACAGAATGCTATCAAACAAGAGATCGATTCTTCTCTAGAAGAACACCTGACTAGGGCCAACACCCTAGCTGTAGTTCACCAACGTCTTTGGCTACGAATCCTAGATAAACCAGGAGATCCTAGTAGCTATCAGTACACCCCCGACGAGATGAACCTACTTAAAGAGACTGCCTTGAGCTACCTGAGTGGAGATATGTTGGGAAAGTCAACCACGAGTTAATAGAGTGTAGTTTCAAGAGACTATTAACTGCACTGGAGTATGCAGTTGAGCCACTTTTCACGACAAAAGAAGTAGCCGATCTCGTAGGATGCTCACATCTGCTCATACGCCGATGGATTTCCAGAGGTAGTTTACCCTACGTCGAACTAGGAAAGTGGAACTACGTCCGTCTGAAGGATCTGGAAATCCTATTGAAGACGGGCCGACCTCCGAACCAAACAGACCGTAGACGTAGCACCTACTCCCAGTTATCTGGTAATTCCCCTGCGGAATTACGAACAATGCTATGGACACGGTACGTATATACTATGCGTAAGGAAGAGGATCGGAGGAGAACAACAGGGTCGACCGAAAACGAATACCCTACTTTTTTGGAATGGCTCCAAACAGGTGGGAGAGAAACTCGGAGGGCATTACGCAAGCTGGAGTCCCAGCTTAATGGCGTACCCCTGTCAACTTTTTTAGAATCATTGGAGGACAAAGAGTATACCCAGACTCTCTGACAGGTCGATAGCTAGAGTTTTAATTAGCGTTGTGGACTCACGGTAAATAGTAGACGGAAGCTTGAGGGAGCCTCCATTATTTTATTTACGGCTATCGACCTGTCAGAGAGTCGAGCAGGCAGACAGGCGTTACCTGCTTTAAAATCCTTATGCCTAGACGGTTTCAATTACTCTGTCGTCTTTAAACTTAATCGAGTGCTGAATACCTAGGAGCAAGATGCTTAGCCAAAACCAAGTTCAACTACTATCTTTTAGTGGAGGTGACGAGTCACACGCCCGAGCAGCATGGGTATCTACTTCAACAGATCTTACCCAACACAGACATCGAGTACCAGAGCTATTATCTTTCCTTGCAGCAAACGATCACGGCTCACCCTTTGAGCACAGTTCGTTTACCTTTCATATCCGTAGCGATCTAGCTACCCACATCCAGTTTCTCAAGCATCGGGCTGGAGTCAGTATCAATACGGAATCCGCTAGATACAAGGAGCTAACAGACGATAGCTTTTACTTACCAGGCGATTGGCCTGACGAGGCGAAGCACAGGGCTGCCAGGCAAATAGAAGACTGTATGAGCGGATACCACAAACTAGTAGACGAGCTGACTCCCGACATTGGTAGGAAGCGTGCGAAAGAAACAGCTAGGTTATTGATACCTTATGCACACCAGTTGAGTTACATAGCCACCTTCAACTTCCGTTCTTTTATGCACTTTCAGAAACTACGCAATAGTGAACAGGCCCAAGACGAGATCGCTACCATAGCAGACGAGATGCTTGAACTACTGCGTGCTACTGGGATGTATGAAGATTCCCTTATGGCTTTTGGTTACTGAAGACAAGCTAAGGCTGCTCTCATATCGGATTGATCCGAGTAGGCGTAGCGTTCAGTCGTAGACGTTTTGCTATGCCTACAGATCTCAGCAATCACCGGCAGAGGAACCTTTGCCCTCATCAAGGTAGTCACTAACGAAGCACGGAATCCGTGTAGTGGCTTAACTTTACCCTTGAGTCCCAACTCTTTTACTACTGGACGGACGAGTTTAGTCATTGCCGAGACATCGCAAAAAGCTGGATGACCCGAACCTGTGTCCAAGTAGTACGTCTCTTGAGCATCACGAGCCGCCAGATCCTGTGCTAGAAACTCCTGTAATGGTTTCGGTACAGGAAGTATTGCAGCTTTGCCCTTCTTTGGAGACCAGTTTAGTTCCGGTACATGACGGATTAGGATTTCCGATTGGCTCAGAAATATATGACGAAGCGGCAGCGTCCGCACTTCCGAAGCTCGCAATCCTAGATAGCGCAACATCATTACCATGCGTAGTCCATTACGGTTTCGCTCCGACATGGCAGCTTGGATATGCTCAAGATCCGTGAGGCTATACACCCCTCGTACCCGATCTTCTTCTGCTACATTTTTCAGAGTGATCTTCGGGATGAGTCCCTGACTATGCAGATAGTTTAGATAGATCCCGACCATCCGCAGATAGCTTCTCGTTGAGTTACGGCTCAGTCCGTCTGCGTCACAGCGTTTAATAAATTCACTGCTACTATTATCCGCTAGACTAGCGAGTTTTAGATCTCCGACAATCTCAATGAACTTGAGAACCGAAGATCGATACTCTTTCCTAGCTTTCTCTGTTCTAACCGTTAGCTGATTGATCCAGATTTCTACCCATTCACTCATGCGTAGGTTAGCAACCGCCGTATTATTATTTAATGAGGCCTTTACTTTATTAGCTATTTCTTCCAGCAGACAATCGATCTCTAGCTGAGAGCGTCTGCGTCTGCCGCTACGTGTGCTTTTGAACTGGATGTCATCGTCGTCGGCTAGCTTTCTAAAGAGCAAACTATTTTCAGTATGTACTCGTAGATACCAGGCCTGACGATCTTTTCTATAGAAAATCTCCTGTCGTTTACGTGGCATAGGACTCCTATAGACTCTGAGATTTTAAGTATTCGATATCCACTGCAATCTGATTGAGCTTTGCCATGATATCCTCGTTTGTAATGCTCCTTCGTGGAACAGTGTACGTGCTCTCTCGCTCAATCGTTTCGATCTCTCGCATCATGTGCTGAATATTCTGAGGATCTAGCGAAGACACCTTGGCTAGCATAAGAATGTAGTCTTCATCAGGAAACTGTATCCCACGCTCTAGCCGACTAATCCGCTTTGGATCGGTACGGAATCTCTCAGCTAACTGCTCCTGAGTCAAGCGTGATTCATGTCTAGCTTCCTTTAACTTAATACCCAATTGAATCCGGTTCATATTTGCTCCAATAGTTTTTACTTATAAATACATAGGTTCAGCTTTCCAAATGAAGCCTTTTCCTTATCAACTACGAGTAGCCCAGCACCTTGTCGCTAACAAGCGAGTGATGCTGGATGCAGATATGGGTGTGGGGAAGACCATCATGTCCCTAACAGCCCTCAAGCTATTGCAACCGGAGAGGACACTAATCCTCTGTCCGGCAGTAGCAGTAGCAAACTGGAATGCAGAGATCAAAAAGTGGGGCTGCTTCCACCTATCGATTCGGGTTCTCTCGTATGACAAAGCTCGCACGACTAGCACTCTCTCCACTCTAGTAGAGTGGAGGCCAGAAGTACTCGTGCTGGACGAAGCACACTACTTAAAGAATCCCGAAGCCAAGCGCACCTTAGCCATCTATGGCAAGGGAGGTCTGGCGCATGTTGCAAAAAGGGTATGGCTATTGAGCGGTACGTTTGCACCCAACAACGCTGCGGAATATTATCCGCATCTGCATTGCCTCTTCAGCCATCTCCTTCCCGATAAGGTGGAGAGTTACAATGCATTCCTAAACTACTTCTGTGTAGTACGGCATGATCGTATCCAGGCCAGAGGCCGGACAATCACGATACCCAGAGTCTTAGGCAATGCAAATGTAGCGGAGATGAGGGATATCCTAGCACAAACAGGCGTGAGGATTCGTGCTAGCGAAGTTCTTCCAGAGTTGCCGAAACTAACGTGGGCCACTCTCATGCTCGAAGGTTCTAACTTAAAAGGTTTGAGAGAACTGACTCGTGAAGCGGAGCGCTATCTGGAGTTAGTACAGCAAGGTATCCCAATCCCTCCCGACTCTCACCTTATGCAACTAAGAAGGCTACTGTCTGAGGCCAAAGCCACAGCAGTTATAGAATGGTTACACGATTACACTCAGCATACAAGAAAAAAGCTAGTAATATTCTCACAACACATCAACCCCTTATCCAAAATCCACCAAGCTTTTAGCAGTAGTTCGTGCTTACTAAATGGAAGTACTCCTTCCAAAAAACGAGGAGAATTGGTAACTCGATTCCAGAATGATCCTGACTGCCAATTGTTTCTTGGACAACTCATAGCCTGTAACACTGCCATCACCTTAACGGCAGCAAGTCGTATCCTCTTCCTCGACCTATCCTTTGTACCAGGAGAGAACGCACAAGCCGCCGCCCGTTGCCATCGAGTAGGGCAACACCAGCCTGTCTTAGCACAGGTCGTCACGCTACCTCATAGCCTAGATGAAAAGGTAGCTGAAGTTCTTGTACGTAAAACGCAAATGCTAAAGGAGCTAGAATATGCAGAACCATGCTGACGATTTAGAAGAAGAGCTGCTAGCGATCAAAGCCTTATTGGATGAGATCAATCGGCGCAAAAGGTAGTACTATTCTCACCACAAACGGAGTATACTGTCATGCAACTACACGCCTTATCCAAAGAGCTGGAACTGGAACCGACGAAAGCCTCACGGTTACTGACCAAGTTAGGCTACGGCAACAGTTTCCCCAATGAACTAGACGGAGACATGGAACTACATTTACGTACCGTCAATGACATGCTCAACCGAGGCTTCACGATCAACGATGCCGTAGGGGTCGTCAAGCGTCAGATCGACGGACTAGATGCAGACGATCCCGAAGAACCACCACCTCCTCCGGTTAGATTTAAGAAACGAGGCAGACCCAAGGGGTCTAAGAACAAGAGTAAAGACCCAAACGCTAATAAAACTTGGGATGAAGTCTGTTGGGAGGCTCAGTTACGTAGGTGGGAAGATAACCCAAGCTACCCAATCGGAGTAAAGATTAACTACTTACAGAATAAGGTTGTACGAACTGAAGAACAGGAGCAATGGCTAAAGAAGTTACAGGCCGAGGCTCAAAGAGAAGAGCGTAAACGGTTATCTAGTAAACCAATACCAATATGGGAAGCTATGAACAAAGCAGTCGAAGAGACAGTAGACAAAGCACCAAAGGATGCACCGGAAGATACGAAGGAAGGACTCAAGCAATTGCTTTTAGACATTTGCCTCAATCTAGTTTCCCAACAAGATGCTAGAGCCTTTGAAGCAAACAAGGAACGCTGCCTTTCCTTGCTACGTAGAAACAATGCAGGTCAACCACTAACAGTAAACTAAGGAGCACTCAATGATACCTGTCATTAAAGATAAAATACTCGATAAGGTTTGGGATCTCTACCGGGATCACTTATTCTACCAACTCAATAATCCCGATACAGGTGATTTCGGAGAAGAAAATAGTTGTCCTAAGTGTGCACTGGAACATGCAGTAGGGAGAACTGCCTTCTTTTTTGAAGCGGAAGACGTAGTACTAGAGGACATCTACAACATCGTCAAAACTCTAAGGGAGCAGCCTGATGAAACTAGCACAGACGACAACGGATGACTTTGTTAAACGATTACACCACTACAATGAGAGTGAACACTCATACTTGTCCGCTAGTAAGATGGAGATCTGGGGTAACTGCCCTGGAGCAGTGGAGCTAGCGGAACGTATCGTGTTACCCAACCAGCCCAGCAGCTACGCCATCGAAGGGACGATGGCCCACAAACTAGCAGAGCAGACTCTTCGAGGGGACATCGAGATACCGGAAGACGGACTCGAAAAGCTAACGCAAGGTGATCCGGTTGCCAACGACTTCCTGCCATCTGTGGAATACTACGTAGATTATGTGATGGAGAGAGTACGGGAGCTACGGGCCGAGTATCGTAGAAAGAAAGTCAAGGACGAACCTAAAGTAGCAGTAGAGCAGCGAGTTGGCCTTAACCCTCTGCTAGATCGTGACCCTTCTGGTCATACCTTGATCAACATGGTCAGCATGTACGGAACCGTGGACTGTGTGATCCGTGCAGACAAGGGAACATGGGGGTTGCCGCTTGATATAATCGACTACAAACACGGGGCTGGAGTACCAGTAGAGATCTGTGATGACTCAGGCTTCGGCCCGAACCCACAACTTATGTACTATTTACTAGGAGTACTCGCTGATGATTTTAGAATTCCTGCCGACTACGGCTTCACCGAGGCATACCTCAAGAAAAGGTATAGCCGCTACACTATTCACATTGTTCAACCACGTGTACCGGGGAAAGGAGGTAGCTATGAAGTAACAGTAGATCAAATACTACAGTTCTATCAGGAGCTAGTTGACAAGAGCGCAAGAGCGTTGAATCAACACTTAGCCCAAGACATCGATGAACTCAGCCTTAACACAGGAGAATGGTGTCGTTGGTGTCGGGTAAAAGACTATTGTCCTAAGTTTTTAATGACGCAAATACAAGAGAGCATGGAGGACTTTATGCAGTTCGATATGATGGAGACTGGAAAGATCGGTAAGAACGTCGATGATCTTGACAATGGTCAGCTTTCTGATATACTGACAAAAGCTGAAAGAGTGGAGCGAATGATTCGCTTAGTGCGGAATCATGCAGAAGCTAAACTATATGCCGGAGATAACATCCCTGGCTTTGGACTAGTAGACAAACGAGCTACAAAGAAATGGTCAGACGAGAAGCTAGTACTTGGGATTATGAAGCGTCTCAACATCGACCCGTTCAAGTTCCTCAACCTGCCTTCTCCGAGTGCTTTACTGAAAGTACTACCGAAGACAGTAAGTACGGAACTGAATGACTTAGTAGTCAAAGAGTCTAGTGGTAAACGCTTAGGCAAACTTCGAGAGGAAGGATGACCAAGAAAGAAGTATCGATCAAACTCAACGTAACGAGTGAGACAGTCAGAAACTGGATACGTGATGGCGTGCTAGTTCCTGACGAGAAGGGAGAGTTCAAGGCCGAGGACGTTATGGCTTTGGATACCTCCAAGTACGAAGATAGTTTCCGATGGTGTACAGTCCAGCAAGCAGCACACTTACTGGGACTCACCCGTGCAACTATCTTTACCTACTGTTCTAGCGGCACTCTGGTTAAAGAGAGTATGCGAGGACGTAGTTTCATTTCCCTTGCCAGTATCCGTGACCATCTGATGATGGAGAGCAAGCAGATCACTGGTAAACTTAATAATGTTGTCGCCTTAATGGAGCAATGATATGTCAGACTTTATCAAAACCCGTGAAAAACTAACTACTCCCCGTGGCTTTACCTACTGGGTGACCATCACTGATCCACTTCCGTACAATGAGAAGTTCAAGAAGCAGGAGGATCAGTACAACCTGCAATTTATGATTGAAGATGGGCAGGATCTCAGCAAGCTACAGGAAGCGATTCTTCGTGTAGCCAAGGCGAGTTGGCCCAAAGGCGTGAAGGACGCTCGCCAGCATAGCGAGACGAAAGGCCAGACCTTTACCGTAGCGCAAGCGTTCAAGAAGCGCATCCTCCACAACCCCTTGTTTACTGATATCTCAGAGACAAGCTACCCCGAAGGGTCTGTGTACTTACGAGCCAAGTCCTACCGCAAGCCGGTCTGTGTAGATCACAACCGTAACAAGATAGACAATAGCTCTATCGGTATCGGAGACGAGTGTATCCTCAGTCTCTCCATCTATAGCTGGGAATTCTCTGGAAACGTAGGGATCAGCTTTGGTCTGGAGGGTATCCAGAAAGTCGGGCAAGGTCGTGGCATTGAGTACGATCCGACCAAGGATTTTGAGAATCAGGTAGTAACCGAGGTTACTCCTGCAGAGCAAGGCGAAGAGTACATGGTTGCCTAACTACTAACTAGTACGACTCTCACTACAATAGGGCTATTTGGTGTAGGCCAGCATCCATTACTCTATTGCGGGGCTGAACCACAGGCTAGCTATGCTTCACGAGTTTGTAGCGTTTGTACCCTGCATGTAGTGAGAGTCTACTTTCTTTAGGAACATATGATCTCTTTCGACTTAGAGACTAGAGGTGTTGTTGACCTACGGAAATGTGGATCGTATCGCTATGCTATCGACAGTCTGACTGATGTCTGGTGTCTCTGCTATCACGACAGTGAGACCGATGAGTACCATACGTGGCTGCCTAACGATGACGTACCTCCCTGCTTTCTAAAATCAGACAATACCTACTGCGCTTGGAACGCACAGTTTGAGCGCAACATTCACCAGCACATCCTCCAACCTCGCTACGGTTTCCCTGCTATCGAGATCGAGCAATGGCACGATACGGCTGCTTGGGCTAGGCAACTCGGACTACCAGGAGCACTAGGCAAAGCAGGTCAGGCGCTAGGTCTACCTCTCGATCAGCAGAAGGACAAGGAAGGTAGCAAGGTAATGATGCGGATGGCTAGGCCACGCAAGTGGTCTGACCGTGGCGTACCGATTTGGTGGGATGAGCAAGAGAAGCTAGATGTCCTCATAGACTACTGCCTCCAAGACGTAAAGACAGAGAAGAGTATTCGCAATCTCTTAATCGAAATCGCTAAGTACTCTGACATAA